ACACTTGCTAAAGATAATACAAACTTTGTAAGTAATATTTTGTATTGGTCTGTTAGCCCAACAATGGACACAAAGTATGAGTCTATTGTTAGAAAATGTTTAACAAAGAGAGGTCATAGTGTGCTTAATTAAAAAAAATATTAATTTAGAAATCATTAAAACCAATAATGAATATTTTTATAAAATACCCATAGATTTACTAGAAAATTATAGATTAAGTAATTTTTTGTCAGTTAAAGAAATTTCAAATCAAATAGGTATTTCATATAAAACTTATTTAAGATTTTTTAATGAAACAAGAAAAACTAATCCTAAAAATACGAAGTTAATTAATAAATTTTTAGAAAATATAAATAAACCAAAAATATAATTACATATAGGAGAAAACATGAAAACAAATAATACAGTAGAAGAAATAAATATTTCAATTCACAATCTATTAGAGGAATGGAATATAAGTGATACACATAACGAAAAAATTGTTACCAATATTATAGGGTTACAATTAAAGAAAATAAGGTTAGTTAATAAATTAACCCAAACTAGAGTTGCAAAAGCAATTGGCGTAACATTTCAACAAGTTCAGAAATACGAAAGAGGCCAGAATCTAGCGAATCCAATTAGATTATTAGCTTTAACACAATATTTTAATGTAACTATTGATTATTGGGTAAAACCGATATTAAATAGAGAATTATTATTAATAAAAAAAAAGAGAGGAATAAATGTATATCCGTTCAAAGAAAGATTCATGGAAAAGCAAACGCATCAAAGCCATGAATAGAATAATAAGCAGAAGTAAAGCTAAAAAAGAAATTACAGAACACTATTTACCAGAATATAATAGAGTATGTGTTTCTAACGCAGAAAATAAACAACAATATAAGGGAGAGAATAAATGAAGTTAAACTTACATGAAATACAAAATATACATTTGGCATTACATTCATATTCTAAATTAATGGAATATAATGAATCTAAAGAAGATACCGATTCTTTAAAGATAAGAATTAAAACAAATATAATACTAGAACTAAAAGATAAAATTGGTAACTTTCTTGCTAAAGAAAAAGAAAAAATCAATGTAGATATAACAATAGAGGGAGAGAATAATGGCAATACATAAGTTAGAACATGGTCATACGATTGAGTTCAATGAAGAAAAGCACGTCTATATTCATAACAACGAATATGTAGTTGGAATGAGTACACTACTTGGAAAGTTAGCGAGTCCAATGTTAGAGAATTGGAAGATTAGCCAACAAGTAAATGCTATCAAAACTGAAATGGAACGAGAGGGTATTCCTATCGACCAGATACAGAAAATAGTCACTAATGCTAAATCCAATGCAAAGAAGTCAGGAGATAATATTTTAAATATTGGTTCTATGGTTCATAAGTTTTGTGAGATGTGGCTTAAAGGAGAAAAATTTACTGACCCAAGCGACCCTGTAATATTAGGTTGCTTTGAGAAGTTTAAAAGGTTTTGGACAAAACATAAACTAAAAGTTATTGAGTCCGAAAAGGTTTTATATTCTGAACGAGGGTTCTGTGGAACTTTAGACTTAATTGCTAAAGACTCACAAGATAATCTTTGGCTCATAGATATAAAAACTTCTAAGGGTTTGTTTCTAAATATGGTTCATCAACTGCATGGATATAAGTTGGCCTATGAAGAACAAACAGGAAAGAAGATCAATAAGATGTATATAGTTAGACTCCCTAAAGATAGTGGAGATTTTGAGGCTAGACATATCTTATACAAAAAGGAACACTTAAAAGCATTTCTTGGATTATTAAGTTGTCATAAATCTGAGTTATTATTTAATGAATCTGTGCGTAACTATAACAAACTAAAAAAAGGAAAAAAAAATGTATCAACAAAATAAATCAAATAAAGACTTTGTTGCTCTTACACTTTGGTTAAATCCAACAGGCAATCAAGCACCTAAATATGAATACAAAGCTAGTGCTGAAAGTTTATTCATTTGTAGTTCAACAAAGAAAAAATATAAACTATCACAAATAAATGAATGGTATCAAACAGAGGCTGTTCAAAGATTGGTTCAACAAGGCTATACGGGTAAATGGTTTGCTAAGACTCAAGAAATTGAAACTCCAAAACCTTATGATAAAGGTAATATTCAAATGGTATTAAGTTTCATAATGACTAAACCTTATAAACCTCAACCCAATGTAGATGGATTTAAGCCTGTAGGCCAAACTATGCCTCAGTATAAACCTCAACAAATGACAGAGGCTCAACCATCAGCACCAGATCATGCTATGCCTGTTGAGAAGATGTCAGATATGGACGATGAGATTCCATTTTAATGTCTGAATTATCTAAAACTCAAGACAAACTTATTAGCGATTTCTATAACTTAAAAAAAGATTTCGCTATTAAGTTAGAGGAAATACAGGCTTTGTATTTAGAAGTTAAACAACAAAGAAATTTAGCTGAAAAATATGAACTAGAAAACAAACATTTAAAACAACAAATAAAACAATTAGAACAAGAAGCAGAGGAGATGTTATTATACCCATGATTATATTTGGAAAAAGCAAAAGAGATTGGCAAGTATTAGAACTTCATTACAGACGAGAATGGATTTGCTTTGTAGTAGGATTTTTGCTAGGAGTTATATTGATATGAATTTAAGCGATCAATTATATAAAAAATTAGAAGATGCCTCTAATGAATGGGCTGAGTGGCAAAAGAAAACTATTATATTAGAGGAAGGTAAAAAAAGTATGTACTCTAAATGTTTTCTTAAACACAAAGAATTTGTAAAAACAGTAGTAGAGGCTGAACACCTAGCTAGGCAAGATGAAGATTACAAAGTTGTTGTAGAACAATATGCGGTAGCTGAGGAAGAATTAATAAAAGCTAAATATAGATATAATAATATTGATAGATATGTCAGCTTAAAACAATCAGAGTTAAAAAGAGATTTAGCTTTGAATAGTAAGGTTTAATGAATTCTACTAACGATATATCGATTTGCTCCCCATATATGAGTTTAGTAGATAGAGTGGTCAGGGAGACTTGGCCACTTGTTAAAAGAATTTTAGGTGTTTTTAATTATGGTTTATATAAACGGCCATAAATATCTTTGAACCTAAAATAGCTAGGGTGGATTTGATCTCTCTCTTTACCACCCTAGTTTATAGTTACATCATAATATTTTAAATTTGTTTTGGAATTTACTTTTGTGTAAGTGTATTCGTAATTAATTAAATCAATATCACTTCGTTTTTCAAGTTCTGAAATCATTTCATTTACTTTAGTAAAATGAGGATATGTGTCAATAAAACGAAAATTAACATAATTGCCTGAATCAGAATTATGAACTTCAACCTGAATTTCTAAACTACATATAACAGCATCAACTTTTAATTTGTCCATTTGGACACTATACTATTTCTTACGCATGATGTCTGCACCTTTAAGACCATAGATCGCAGAAACTACTCCAATAAAAATAGCTTGATACCAATAAGGAAGCTGATTAAAATACTCAAAAAATAAATCTAGTTTATTACGAATTTCAACATCGTCAGAGAAGATAGACCAACCCAATATAAGAATAGGAATAGATATAAGAATAAGGACAAATTCGTCTTTGAAACCATTGTCATTACTTTCAATAATTTTTGCTTTATATTCAATTTCGCCTTTACTCATTTTCTCTGCATGAAGCATTTGAGCATCAGACAGTAATTGTTTTGTTCGTTGTTTATTTTGGTAAATCTTAGCCCCTGTCTTTACACCCAACGATAATAAATTCAACCACATTTTAACTCCTTTGCTAATTCACAATAATGAATTATTTTATCATATCTTTCTCTAGGATTCTCGCCTTTTTTATTCCTAACTGCATATTTAACTATATTGCCATCTATGAAGTCTAAATTATGCGATACAATGAGTTCTATAGGCTGTACTTTTCCTATGTAGTGCTTCCCACCTATTTGCTTGTCAGTAGCCCTCTCTGTGGCTCTGTGTGGCTTCTTGTGGGTCATTTAAAGTAATTTACCTATCCATTTGCCAGATTTATCCTTAATAAAAGGTTCTATTATTGGAAGTCCATTTTTAATAACAGAACAGCCAATTAAGGGTCTAGCTTTTTGAACTTTATTATATCTAAAGGCTAATGATTTATTATCTATCATACAACCAACTTGTAATCCATAATATAGGCCTAAACTATTGCCGTACCATCTACAACCCATTGAACTATGATAGTGTCCCTGAACACAACTCATTCCCATGCTTTGTGCTAACTTTAATACATCAGCAGTTTTACCATGACAGAAATAAACTTTACCAAGTGGTGTATCTATTGTTAAATCATCATGCCATTTCCAGCCTTTTCCTACTTCTAAAAATTCATTATAGTTTCTTAAATATGCTTTTGGTATTCCGTGTTTTAATGCTTTTCTAAAAACTAAACTTCCGTGATTAGAGTCCATCAAATCCATTTGTGGAAATAATTTTTCTAATTCATGTATAGTAGGTAAAGATAATTTTAATTCATCTCCAGCACTAGGAAGATCAGGGTCAGAGTCGTGAAATGATAATGCGTGTTTATCTAACTCATCTCCAATATGAATTACTTTATCAAATGAATATTTTTTCTTTAACAGTTTTAAGTAAGGTATTAATTCTGGTACATGGTAGGGTATGTGAGTATCGCTGATAATCAAAACTGATTTATAAATCATACAATTATGTGTTGTATATTATTTAGATAAAAAGTAAAGCACTTGGGCTAGAAATATAACAGCTACTGCACCTACGCCATATAATATTTTATTACTTAGATTATCAAATTTGTTATCTAGTTTCTGATCTATCTTTTCAATATCTTCGTGCATATGAGCAAGATGATTATTTTTAATTGTAGATATATCTTTTTTTAATCCTGTAACATGACCATACAACGATACGATATGTTCGCCTGTTGTCTTTGGTCTTTTAGTCATTAGCTTTGATCTACTTTCTCTAATACTAATTCAAATCCAGCACTAACTGATGATGTTGCACTAGCTTTAGCAACTAATTCTAAATCTGTTTTTTCTGTAAATTTTACAGGAACAACATAATTCTTTTCTATAAATCCACCTCTTGTAGTTATAAATGCTTTTGTATTCCAAACATTACCATTGTCTATTTCTTTTGAAATAAATCTTATTTCATTTTCTAAATCTTTAGAACTACCTAAATCTATCTGCATTAAGTAAGCATTGTATTTTCTAGGGATTGTATAAACACACATCAAAGTTTGGCCATAACCAGTACGGATTTGAGCAACAGTTGTAGATGATACTGTAATTGTAATTGTTCCAACATTTGCAGTTCCTGTGTTTGCAGTTATCATTACTGCTCTAAATACTCTGATAAAAGATACTGTTCCAGCACTACCACCAATAGTCAAAGTTTCTTCTGCTAAATCATAATTAGAATCTAAGCCAAATATTTTAACTGTTCCTGTATTGTCATCTGAATCTGATGAAGTTGCAGTAGCAGTACCAGAAGAAGATGGGTAAGCGTATGTGTTATTCCCGTCCCATACTGTTTCAAATGCACCACTTCCTACAGCAGTATTTAAACCAAATTTATGTACACCACTAAAATTACCAACATTACCTCTTTGAATAGATAATCCTATAGGTGCAAATGTATTGTCGAATAAACTCATTTCTTTTTCTTTCTAGGTTTATATTTTTTGATAGCTTGAGAGATAAATATGTTTTTATACAAAGAAACCTTTTTGCCAAATTTCTTATCAGCTTTTCTTTTAGCTGATTTATAAGCCTTAGACTTTTTATTAAAAGATTTTGGTTTGCCTAATCTTTTTGGTCTAGCTTTAGCGTATATAGGTTTCTTTGTTGCCATTATTTCTTCTTCTTTTTCTTTTTATCTTTTTTCTTTTTCTTCATTAGTGGTCTGCCTCTTTTAGAACCATAAGTTCCTGTTCCCATTGGTGCCATAATATTCTCCTATTTATTTGCGTTTTTCATAACACTTGCTAAACTTTCACATCTTTTTGTAGTTTGCTTGTGCCAATTACTATCTATCATTTCTGCACTAGCTTTATCAAGGTTTTTTTCTCTTAGTGCTTCCCACATTTTCTTAAATTTCATTACTCGTGGTTTGCCTAATTGGAAACACATTTCAACAATGACACCAAATACAATATGATTATGTTCTATATTTCTTAATAATTCTCTAGCTGAATCTAAGGCTATTTTAAAATCATTATCAAAGACTTCTTCAAGAGTTTCTTTATCATAAGTAACACCCTCAACGAAATTGTCAGAGGGTAATACAAGATGACCATAGCCAATAGTAGCGAAACCCAAACTATCGGAATACACAGTATCCCTAAACCCCTCATGTTGTTTAATTCGTTCTTTGATTTCTTCCATAAGTTAGTCTTCCAATGTTTTAGTAAATTTAATAATTTTA